TGCTAACCACCTGTAGTGTTGGAGCTTCTCACGAAGCAAGCCTACATCTTTGATTGATGCAGTCTCAAGCTCAGTAATCATTTTATCTAAGTATGTCTGACAACCTACTTTCCTTGCTTGAGTTATTTGTTTAGCAAAGGAAGGATTAGAGTTAATCCATTTGTATATCGTTGTCAGGCTTGGCAGATCTTTCTGTTGGCAGATCTGAGTTAATGGCTTTCCTTCCATAAGCTTTTGGCAAATGTCGTTTGAAAGAGAAGTCGTCAATGTTAATTCTTTTGTCATTCCTGTACTGTTTTAAATTCTGTAGAGATCTTAATTTACCTCTTTTTGTTTTAGGACCAGTAGACAAGCCAGCGTGATTTTTGCAGCGATATTTCTTACTTGTCTTGCAATAGAAACCTTTAGCTCTGCAGCGTATTGAATAATTGGAACGTCTTGTTAGACTTTCACACTGATCAGGTTTGAATTTCATATCTTGCCAATAGTCGTAGGAATAAAAAAAAAGAGTAAAAAAAAATTTATATTTGTTGGCAATACGCTTACAACAGTTAAATTATACAAGTGATTTCTAATCTGTCTACGCCTATGTTTTAACTTTGTTTATAGGACTACTGGAATAAATATTTTTATTTTAGGATATAGTTATTAATTAAAGATTTTGTCGAAATTGTCAAAGTTATTTTTTAACTTAATACATAATTTATCTAGGAGTGTCTCATACCTTCTCTTGATTGTAGTTCTGTGAAAACCAAAAAATCTTCCAAGCTTGGACCATTTAAAACGATTTGCACGCAACCATAATAACTTTCTATCAAGGTTAGGATCATCTGATATATCTTTATCGATAGTACATAAAATATCTAAAGCTAATGAATATCTAGTCATCTGTCTTGGTGTTGCACGTAAAATAAGTTTTGGTCGATCGTAATATCCTATGTCTTTTCTTTCTCTTATAAAATCTAATAGCTTATACATAGAAGGACAACGATTGTTATTTGGTTTAGATATAAATCTTTCTGCATACGCAGCATCACTTAAGATTTCTACAACAAGCTCTTCTAACTTAAGCTTTTCTTCAATTAATTTTTCTAGACTTTTTCTCATATCGTAAGCACCACGGATATAATAAATCCGTTTCATTTATTTCATTTAGTTGTTTGTCAGGCAAATCACGTAAGAGATCTGCTAATTCATACTGATCAAGTTTTGGATATTTATAAACTTTATTTGTAGCAACATTTTGAATACATCCACGCAAAGCTTTCCAGCCTTTACTTGAATTAAATTTCATAAAACCAATCTGTTTAATAAATTCTCTATGTCTTGGCATATCGAAGATTAAATACTTAGATCCTTCTTTGACTGTAATTAATGGCAATCCTTGAACTCTAATTCTTGTCATTCGAGCAAGGCTATGCTGAACCTGTTCTAAAGATAATTGAAACTGTCCTGCTATCTCAACAACACGAATAAAACTATTTAAAGTCTTTACGTTAAATTGCCTGCAGCAGTGTTCATATATTCTAAAATCTTCATCCTGCAGCTTCAGCTCATTCAGGACCAATGGATCAGATAGATAAAAATTCGACATAGTTTTGTTGGCGGATAAATCTATTACCGCATTTGTTGTTAGTAATTTTTCTAATTAAATAATCTTTACTTGGACAATCAGGTCCGTGTGATTTCAGAGCCATATGCTCTAGGAATTGAAGCATATTATCAGGCGATAAGTTCTTCCACTTCTTATCGCAATGTGGATAGATCCTTGTAATATCAAATCTAATAATTGGTCTGATACCTCGATGAGCTTTACTTTCATCTACAGTATAGAAGATCTCGTAATATGGTATTTCAGCAGCTACTGCTAAAAATTTATATGGTCGCCTATGCCAGTCTGATTTACCTCTAAATTGGAAATCTACATTGTAAATAGTATCAGCTAAAAACAATGGTTTTGCGCAGGCAGGACAAGTACCTATAACATCAAGATCTATCATATTTATACCGTCGTGCTGAGATCTATGCCAAACGCTGAAAGGTGTATCTTGAGTGGTGAAAATCTTATTTCTAGGCATATAATAAGCCTTTAAAATCCTCACCTTATTAGTCAACTAAAATCTTTGTCAAATCTGACAATAAAGGTTGCATTCCTGCCACAATTCTATAAGACAGTCTCATCTTTATATATGAGCAAAAAGCTAATAATTAAGTGGACCAAACCACCTCCAGCATATCTAGCCAAAGAAGGTCTAACAATGACTATGACTAATGTTAATGTAATTTGGCACGATGAAGATGATGTTGAAGTCTCACAATTTTTTGAATTTCCTTTACCTAAATCTGAACAAGCGAAAAGATCTTTATTATCTCAAGGTTATGATACTGCAAAAAGATCAATGAGAGGTGATCCTAATGAGGTATATCCTCAGTGTTATAAAAATATATCTGATAGAGATACATTTGATAAAAAATGGCAACAAGCTAAATATTTATTTTTAAAAAGAACACCATTTAATAGAGCATCAAACGATACGTTTTATAGTTATGTAAATTCTTATGGTATGACACCTAAGAAATTTTCAGAAAAAACTGGTGTTGAAAATTCTGTTTTATTTAGAGAGTTAAAAGGTCAAAGAAAATTATCTTTAGATAAAGCTATGACTTATGCAAAAGCTTTAGGTTGTGATCCAGTTGATTTATTATTTGAAAAACAAATGTGTAAATTATGGGGATCTGTTGATTTATTTAATGTTCACGATTTAGGTAATGATAGATTTCACGAAGGACAAATCAAAGCAGCTCCAATTATAAAAGAAGGAATAAATGACGGTGGACTTTTAGGTGATCAATTAATTTTATGTCCAAGAGATATTTATCGTCCTGAGATTAAAGCAATTCACATTAATAGTTTAGGCTCACATCTTCATAATCACTTCGCATATTATTATAGATCAGATCAGTCTGATGATATTAACGAAAATAAAATGGTTGTTGTTGGAAGAGAGATACCTGAGCTTGAAGAATTAGGTATGGAAACAATGCAATACTTTTTTGGAATTTTAAAAATAGAAAAAGGTAAGCAACAAATTATTAATCCTGAGCCAACTGCAGATAAAAAGATATTAGCTTATGGTCCTTTTAAATTTATAGCTCCAGTAGTTTCTTTAATTAAAAGAGGAGCAATGAAAAGAGATCATTCTTATTTCGAAAGTATTGAACAATCAGAAAAAATTAATGAAGCTCAAGAAACAATTTATGCAGCTCAGATGAAAGCTCAAGAAGAACTAGATAAACTTCTTAGAAGTATGGACAAAAATTTAGCTGATATAACTAATAAAGAAAAAGAATTGTTAGTTGAGAAAATGCAAAAAACTAAATTGTTTAAAGAGATTGGAAAAATTCCTGAGTACATCAGAAAGAAAGTTGGTTAATGAAATTTAAAAAAGATAAAAGCGGATTAGAATATACAAATGCAAGTGGAGCTGCTGATTATTTGAATATGCCTCGAACTACATTTTTATATTTTTATAATGCTGCTGCTACTCTTCTTGCACAATTTAAACCTGAGTACAGAGTAATCAGAGGTAAAAGAGTTTGGTATAAAGAACATCTTGATAACTGGAATAATAAAACTGCTAACGTACAGTTTGAATATAAAAGAAAACAAAAAGAAAAAGTGTCAAAGTTATCAAAGCAATCAAACATAACTAAGTTTCCAAACAAATCTAAATAAACAGTCGTCTTTGTCAAATCTGACAATGATCATTGCAGTATAAGCAACAGATGTTATCTATGCTTATATATGATATTAAAATCAGATACACCAAACGAGTTAAGCGATCCGTTAAAAGAAAACGTCTTACCTAAGTTTGCAGTCAAATTAGGAATTACACACCACTCACCTACTCAAGCAACTCTACCTGACGGAGCTTGGTTGTTTAAATATTTATTTTTAACTCAAGAACAAAGAAGAGCTTTACCTGCAAATGCTCAGATGAAAGCTGGCGTGGCAGTAAATAATATTTTACAGAAATTTTATGCAGATACTATTTGGAACTTTGGTCCACAAAGAAAGCTGCAACCTAATAAAAATATTTTAAAAGAAAAAGATAGAGCAGAATTAATTACATCTGAAATAGATGAGTATAAATTATATGTACCTAACGATGAAAAAGATAGAAGCAAGTTTGAGAAGTATCAATCTGAAATCGTTGAGGTAGCAAATCACGGTTTCTCGGCGCTTGAGAATATAGGAGGAGCAGATCTTGGTCCTATCGTTTGCGAAGAAATGATCAACATAACTCAGGATCTTTCATCCTTGTTGTGTTCTGTAGTTGGTCGAACAGATTTTACTTTTGGAGGAGTTTCTGCTGGTGGTTCATCTCAGCAGTCCTTTCCTTCTCTGATAGTAGAACTTAAGACTAGTTGGTCTAAGCTTGGCAAAGTCAAGAAAGACGGTACAAGAAGTTTTATTGTTTCATCTTTACCTACTGCTCCTTCTTATAACCACCTGCTGCAGTGTTCTTTTTATGCAGCTAAATATCACTTTAAAGTTCCAGTAAAATTAATTTATTTAACAGTAAAAGGTTATCAAGTTTTCAGTCAAGATAACTGTATTGATTTAACACCTGAGTTTTTAGAAAAACATTTTAAGAATATGTGTAATATTTTTAGAAGAAGAGAAAGAATACTAGCTCAGTTTGAAGATGAAGATAAATATAGCATCATAAGTAAAGCTGCTGAATTTATAGATCCTAACTTTGATCATCCTTGGTGTTGGTTTGGAATGCCAAAAGATTTTATGGATGAAGCAAGAAAGCTTTGGAGGATCGTATAATGGAACTTCCACAATGGAACGCTAATTTTACAAAAGAATTTGCTGATCAACAAAGATCAGAGCAAAGACGTAAAAATAAGATTAAGAGCGTCATCAAATATATCTTAATCGTATTAGTAATCGGAGGTGTTATATGGCTAATAATATAATTCCTGATGATCTGATCTCAACTATTAATGACTTTAAAAAAAGTCTTAATGGTCAAACCATAAGCATACACGGCAAAGACTATGCAACAGTAGCATTAAGGCTCGCAGTCGCTAGACGTAATCTAGGTGCGAAGTTAAGAATTGAAACGGAAATTGTTTCGATTGATAAAGATACTGTTGTTTGTAAAGCAACTGTCACAGTAGCAGGTAATGTTATTGCAACAGGTTTAGCTGAGGAAAAACGATCAGCATCTAGGATCAATCAAACAAGCGCTCTTGAGAACTGCGAAACATCTGCAGTTGGAAGAGCCTTAGCGTTCTGCGGTATTACAAATGATGCTATCGCTAGCGCTGAAGAAGTTGCAGCTGCAATAGAGCAGCAAGACCAAAAACTCCAGTCTGCACTTAAAAGCCTTGAAGGTGTAAGTCACGCTGGAAATTTCCAAAAGTGGATCTCAGATAACAAAACATTTCTTGCAGATTTAAAAGCAAAAAATCCTGTAAGTTATGGTGCGTTTCTCGAGAAGTTCACTTCAATTAAAAATCAACTCAAATCTAAAGGAGTATTACAATAATGAGTGATCAAAAAAAAGAGCGTGTCCAATTAGGTATCGCTATACCAGTGACCAATAAGGCAAAGCCTGAGAGCTATGACCTTAAAGGTAATATAATAATCGACGGCAAGTCATATCGATTTGGCGCGTACAAGTCACAGGCAAAAGGCAATGGTAAGCTAGCAGCAGGTGCTGACTACTTTTATTTTCATAGAGTAGAAGCAATGGATGCGGTGCAGGACCAAGCAGCTGCAGGTGATAGTTCATTTAATCCAGCTGAACTGGAGGCATAATGAACGTCGATAAATTCAAATCTGTTGCGATCAACATCAAGACTTACAAAAAGCTTGAAGAGTTATCCAAGAATAAATTTGAGTTGCCAATATCAATGGCAAAGACGGTTGAGTTTTTTATCGAAAAAGGTTTTGAGGATTATACGGATGCAAATAAAAAAGCTAAGTAAAGAACTCGAAGCTATTCGAAAGCTTAAGTCTGATGAGTACGGACCATTTAATAAGAAGATGCAAGCGATTGCAGATATATGGTCTGTACTTATTGGAAAAAAAATTAGACCTCATCAAGTTGCTTTGATGTACGCAGCAGCAAAAATCGTCAGAGCAAATAACGAATACAAATACGACAGTTATATAGATGCAATCAACTACTTGGTTCAAGCGGATGAAATTCACCGAGAAGATGTCTCGGAACTGGTCGATAGCTACTTTCCCAAGACGGATGTCTCTATATGAGTTCAAACTGGATATGGAATTTTGCGGCTACAACTCAGACCGTGCAGAACATTTTTATAAAATTTATTTAGATGAATTGGAAAAACAGAAATCAAAATAACATTATACCTTTTAAACAAGGTGTAGAGAATAAAGCAAAGATAGATGCTGAGGATCGTATTCGTATGATCGTTGGATCTATTGATGTAAAGATGCAGCAACCATACTGGGATGCTCTAGTCTTTGATGACCAAGAGCTGCAGCTGCTTTCAAATTTTGGCGAAACGATAAAGTTTCCACACGATAACACTGCAGTTAGAGCGTTATCAATTTTAGCAACATACATACTTAAAAAAGAAGCCGAGGAGGACTTATTTTAATGGATACAAATAAACGAAAACATATGTGTTCAATGATTAGAAATCAGTTTGAGGACACAACTACAGGACCTGTAGCAGCATTAGGTTCAAACTTTTATGTAAAGAAAGTTATAGGTAAGGCAAAATACTTTAGGAGGTTTGATAACTTCTATCACGAAATACCTAAAGCTTGTCTTGAGACAACTATAAAAAATTCAAGAACAGTAGATGTCGAAAAAATTAAAGCAAACTTGAGGAGGTTTAATGCACAATAAAACAGATAGAACTGAAGCTCATTGTACTATGAATGTGATCATAGGAAATAACTTAAGGTTTATGAGACGACTAAAAAAAATGTCTTTGATGCAATTGGCAGATAAGATGAATGTAAGATACCAGCAGGTTGGAAAATATGAGCTTGGTCAAAACCAGTTATCAGCATACAGGATATATCAAGCTTCTAATATCCTTGGTGTAAAGGTTAAGTATTTCTTTGATAAGACTTACATACAGAGAATGCACGGCTACCATAGCACTAGAATAAAAGAGATTGCAGCTGCTATGCCTAGTGAACTGTTGGATATAGACGAGCTTCAAGCAGATGTAGAACGTGAGCTTGCTTATATCGATTTTAAAGAACTTCAAAAAAATGCAAATGTTTAAATGGCAAAGATACAAAAAATTACTACTGCAGAGGTATCAGCAATTATCACTGAAACTTATGAAAGTGAAGAAGCTGCTGCAGGTGATGCTCAACCAAGTGATACAGATGTTCAAGTTATTGAAATTAAAACTGATCACATTAACTGGAAGAAGGTAAAAGATGAATAACATACCTCACAATCTACCTTATGATAATAGGCTTGCTAGGATGCGTAAGAGACTACAAGGCTTGCAAAGAGTGGCAGCTGCTATCAATGACTTATATATTTATGGTGTCTATCCTTCCAACTATCCAAATTTAACTACGGTGTTGGAGCAGGCTAAGGACCATACAAAAGAAATCATTAAAGAAACTAAAAAAGAAATAGCTTTGTTTGATGATCCTATTGATCAATACGATTTAAATAATGATGAGGAACTGGAGGTAATAAAAGATGACACTAATTAAAGATCCATTGTCACCTGCAAATGCAGAGAAGTTAGAAGAAGCAGCTAAGGAT